ATTGGAAATGCCTGTTCTAATGCGTCCCACATATAATCAAATTCTTGTGCTGTTTCTAATGTGATTGTTATTGGGTGGAACTTAGTTTCTACTTTCATATAATTTCTCCTGATTCAATTTGTTTAACTACTTCTAGTGTACGTAATATACTTGATGCTTGTTCAATGATATCTAACGTTACTTGGCTATTAATATTTACAGTGTGTTTAAATTTAATAGAAATATCATCAGTTACCCATATTTCTGGTTTCTGTTGTACTATCAAATGACTTGCGTCTTTTGTACTAATCATGGTTTAATCTCCAATAAAACTATTGTTATTGCAATACCAGTAGCAAGTCCTAATACATACATCATCCATAAATAAATCATCCATTCTCCATAATTATTGAGGAAAGGTCAGACTAAAAAGTGTTTTAAGGTTGTCGGGTAAATGTTTAGCAAGGTAAATCGTGCCGTACTCCGCGGAGTTAAATGCCCCAAATCGACTTGTATATGTAACCTTATGTAAGTCCAACCACTGTTCTATTTTGTGCTTATTATTTTTTACAAATTCCCACGTATAAAATTCTATACGGTTACCTTTAAACTTCCAGTTGTCTCCTTGCCCAGGATTGTAGCGTTCTTCTAATTCACGTAATGCTTCTTCGAGTTTTGCTTTACGTATTTTATCAATTGTCATTAGTATTATTTTTTATTTTTTAAATACTCTTTCAATTGTACAGGATCAGCAACCCACTTGTCTAGTTTTTTATCCCAGATTAGGTTAAATTTACCATCTGTTGAAACACGTGGTGTGTTGTGCAGGCTTTGATATTGTTCTTGTAGTTTGTGTAGTTCTTCGTCGTCGACTGTTGCATCGAGATCCCATTTGTGTTGATTTTCCAATGCCCACTTACATCCTTGATAGTAATCATTATCTTCGTCATTCATGTGCGACAAATACATACTGCATGTTGATAATTGATCTGCGGCTCTTGATGGATCTGTTATGTGAACGTTTGCTTCAAACATATGTTGGAGTTCATCCATAACATGTTTAATGTTATCGTGTAGTTCTGGTACCCGGCTACCGTACTTAAGTTTATTAAATGTGTCTTGTGAGTTTGTACTCATTAATTATTATGCCCATTTAAGCAAGAATAAACTTAACTCGCTTTCATTATTGAATTTTAACTGATGCCAGTACTTAGTGTCAACACTTGGGTATATTGATGGTTGTTGTTTTGAATATCTCTTTACTACAGCACAGTTATTCTCTTGTTCAAAAAAGTTCTGAAATGTTCTTGAGTTACTGTGTCTGTAATCTTTATATGCTTTAGTTAATGCCTGTTTCAAAGGCGTTTTAATATCTGTTATGTGAACTGCCGTCATACTTTTTCGCCATCGTTAAAACTTCTAAACCTTACAAATCTCGGAAAACGTAAACTGTATTCATTTGTAGCATCTTGATTTTGTGTTACAGCATCGGCTTCGATCTCTACTAATTCATTTATTAGTTTATCGCGATGTGCCCAAAATTCTTCTCTATTGTTATCGGTAAGGCCACTGCCTACATTTACTTTAATTTGTTTTCCTTGATCAATACCCTCGCAAACTAATGCACCCAACTTACCTACATTACGACCGGTACCTTCTTCTAACTCAACTACTCTCAAATCGACTGTAATAACTGGCTTCCATTTAAGCCATTGTGTGCTACGTTTGCATTCGTAGGATCCGTATCTGTCTTTAATCATTACGCCTTCGTATCCATTGCTAACACATTGACGTGCATAATCAATCATTTGTTGATGTCCTTGTTCTGTATTTAAATCAACAATTAGTGGTGCTTCAACAATATCGATATTTTTTATATTTTTTAATTTTTCTTTAGTCGCCATTAAGAATTCATAACGATTATCAAGTACTTGGTTACTAGTACCATTTTTAAAATCATCAAACATTAAATAGTCGAATATGTGATAGACACAATCATCGGTTTGCACGTTTTGTTTACGTTGTGCTTGGCGCATTAAAGTTTGGAAATCGTTACTCATTATCTCGCCATCTAGTACAATCGGTTCGTACTGGTACGGCAATGCTTTATAAAACACGTCTCTAACCATTTCTAAACTGCGTTCTACTTCTTTAAAGTTAGCAAGTGGTTTACCGTTACGCGAATATAAACTAACTTCGTTATGATCCATGATTGCAATGCAACGCACACCATCGAGTTTCTTTTGTATAAACTTTTCGCCTACTAGTTTCTTCTTGTGCTTTTTTGAATCACTTGCTAGCATACATTCGAATGTGGGGATTTCGTATTCGGTACCTTTTAACATTTTATTAAATGTTTTAGCAGTAGCACCTATACGTAAATCTTTCATTAATGTTGGGCGTAATAACTTATTCCATAATTCGCTATCAAACTCATCGCTTGCGGCCATAATTTGACATGCGGCGTTGTTGCCTGTAATACGTCTATTACTTAAATCTTCTAACAAGTAGTAAAAGAACTCTAAACTATTCTTTGCGTTTGTAATGCCTTCGGTTGTTGTTACATTTTGTGTGTAGTAATTTATAAAAGGATCGTATGCACGTTTTGCACATTCCAAAAATCTACAAGCATCTTCATTACCTATCTTACAAGCAGTATATGCTTCGCTTATAGTTTTTTCTTTGTGTAATCGACTGTTAGATTCGTTAATTCTATCTATCCACTGGTATGGCATAACTATCCTGCCGAAACACTAGGAGAACCACTAGTCATAGCACCCGCATCGGCACTGTCGCCTACTCTTCCGACAGCGATTCCATTAACCGAAACCGAACTCGATCCTGCATTAAGATTTGCTACGTGTGGGGCACAGGGTGGTGCAGGCGGAAACGGATGCGATACAGTTGGCGCTCCAACAACAATAATATTAATGCTGTCTGCTTTAACTGATCCATCTGTGTTTGAACTAGCAATAGTAGTACTCCCACTACAACCGTGTCCCGTTGATAAACTATCTCCCACTCTACATACTGCCGGCATTTACTTTTTCCTCTCTTCTTTTAGCAATATCTTCTTTCATTTCTTTAATTGCTGTAATGTAAGATGCTTTAATGTGATCTTCGACTTCGGCAATCACACAAATATTACTATTATTTAGTTGCATTGCTTTGCTATAATCACCTGCAATCATTCCAGGTAATGTATCGGGACCTTGTGCTGTTAGTGTTATAGTAAGTGGATTAACTATATCGTACGTACTTACATCAACAAACGCAACTTGTGCTAATATTTCTTCGCCACTTACTAATTTAAAACTGTAAATTTGATCCTTAAAAATTTGCATTATTTTGCGTGTGTTTCGTAATAATCTAAAATTTCGTCAACACGTGCTCTAATTAGTTCCTCTGGAACTTTTGATAAGCTGTCGTACCCGCCTTCGACTAATAAAGTGTCTTTAACATAAAGTTGCGGAACAGTTCTATGTCCTTCGCTAACAACGAAATCTTTTGCTATATGATCTTCGTCGATTTTCACTTCACAAAACTCGATATTGTATCCTTCTAATAAGTCCACAGCTTTTACACAATACGGACAGCCGTTTTTACTGTAAATTGTTATCATAATGTTAATCCTTTAAATGTATCTTCGTTTACGTCTTGTTTAACACCACCAATTACATAACTGGTGATTTCTGTTTCTTGTGGTGCTACTTGTACATCGCCGCCGCTAATCCATTTTTTAGTCCACGGTAGCGGATCTGTAGTCACTGTAAATGGGCAATCTAACCCAATTTGTTTCATGCGTCGTCTTGCTAAGTATTCGATGTACTCACTAAGTAGTACTTCATTAAGGCCAATAATAGAACCATCTTTGAATAGATATTTAGCCCAATCCTTTTCTTGTTGTACTGCACCAAGATACATTTTTGTTGCTTCGTCTTTGCATTCTTCTGCAATCTTAACGAAATCTGTATCGTCCTTTGGTAACATCTTAAGAACTGTTTGAGTGAATCCTAAATGTAGATTTTCATCACGACAAATTAATTTAATAATCTTAGCATTACCTTCCATTGTTTTAAGTTCGGCAAATGCCCAACTACAAGCAAACGAAACATAAAATCTAATACCTTCTAGAACATTTACACTAAGCATTGCTAGATAAATTTTCTTTTTTAGTTCGTACTCAGTGACTTCGATTTTCTTACCGTTTACTGTATGTTTGCCGTAACCCAATAATTGATAGTAGTTGCTGTATTCAATTAAATCATCGTAGTACTTACTTACATCTGTACCGCAATCAATAATTTCCTGAATATCTAACATTTCGTCAAACACTTTGCTAGGGTTTGAATAAATGTTTCTAATAATATGTGTGTAACTTCTACTATGTACAGTTTCGTTAAATGACCACAATGTAGTCCATGCTTCTAACTCCGGAATACTAATTAGTGGTAAAAATGCTAAACTAGGAGAACGACCTTGTACAGAATCTAACAAGATCTGTCTTTTTAAATTTGAAGTAAAAATATGTTGTTCATGCTCGTCTAAGTGCTTAAAGTCTTTAATATCTCTTGTAACATCAACTTCTTCCGGTCTCCAAAAGAAGCCCATCTGCTTGTCTGTCAACTTATCAATCTTCTCGTACTTTAATGTTTCGAAACGTTGGAACCCTAAGTCGCCGTTGGGATCCAGGAACATAGGCGAATTTACATGACTCTTATTTTTACTTAAATTAATTACTGACATATTTTTCCTTTATATTTTGCATGACTCGCATTCTTCATCGTCGTTGTCGGCATGAACTTCGCCTGCACCGTCGTATGTTTGGAAGTAGTACAATTGCTTGCCACCGTACTTATAAAACGAAACTATATCCTGTAGCATTTTACTCATTGGGATTTTTTCGTCTTCGTAGTGCATAGGGTTGTAACTAGTATTTACACTAATTCCTTGGTCTATGTACTTTTGAAGCACTGCCATTATACGTAAATATCCATCTGGTTCTTTTTGATCCCACAACAATTCGTACTTGTTTTTAAGGTGTCTAAATTCGGGAACAACTTGAGCCATTACACCATCTTTTGATTGTTTAATAGATACATAACTTCTCGGTGGCTCTACACCATTGGTACTATTGCTGATCTGTGCCGATGTTTCAGCAGGCATCAATGCCATCAATGTTGAATTACGAATGCCGTATTCTTTTAAGTCTTTTCGTAGACCTTTCCAATCAACTTTATTCTTGTGTTTAACAAGTTCGTCCACATCTTTTTTATATGTATCAACCGGTAGTACCCCGTCGCCGTACTTAGTCTCATTCGAACCTGGGCAAGCACCGTACTCTTTTGCTAGTTCGTTACTTGCTTTAATTAAATAATAACTCCAATGTTGAGCCCATGTATCCACTAATTCAAGCGCCGAATCTTGTGTATAACCAGTGTCATGTTTTGCTAAGAAATACGCTAAGTTAATTATCCCTACACCCAGTGGCCTACGTTTTCGTGTAGCTAATTCGGCTGCCATTACTGGATACTCTTGATAACTTAGCAAAGCATCTAATCCGCGTACTGCAAGGTTACATGCTTTTTCCATATCTTCTGGGTTTTTAAATGCACCCCAATTAATTGCCGACAATGTACATAATGCAATTTCGCCTTCTTCGTCGTTAAAGTTGTTTAACGGCTTCGTTGGCAAATCGATCTCGCAACAAAGATTACTCATCTTAATAGGAGCAACATCTGGCTTAAATGCACCGTGCTCGTTAGCATTGTCGACATTCATTAAGTAAATACGACCAGTGTCTTTTCTTTCTTGCATAAATGCTGTAAACAGCTCTTGCGCAGGAACCTTCTTTTTTCTTATTGAAGTTTTACGTTCGTACTTTTCATACAGTTCTCTAAACTTATCTTGGTCTGCATAAAAAGCATCGTACAAGTCTGGAACATCGTGCGGACTAAACAACGTAATATCGCCGCCTGCGATAAGTCTCTCGTACATTAACTTATTAAACTGCACACCGTAGTCGAGTGTTCTAATACGTGTTTCGTCAGTACCTTTATTGTTTTTAAGTACTAACATATCTTCAACTTCCAAATGCCAAATTGGATAATACAATGTTGCGGCCCCACCTCTAACACCGCCTTGTGAGCAAGACTTAACTGCTGTAGCAAAGTGTTTGTAAAATGGAATTACGCCTGTATGGTATGCATCGCCGCTTCTGATAGGAGAGTTTAATGCTCTAATTCTGCCAGCACCTAATCCGATGCCTGCTTTTTGCGACACGTACTTAACAACAGCACTTGATGTTGCATTAATTGAATCTAAACTATCATCAGTTTCAACAAGTACGCAACTACTAAACTGTCTTTGTGGTGTTCTAACACCAGCCATAACTGGTGTTGGTAAACTAATTTGATGTGTTGATATAGCATCGTAGTACTCCTTTACCCAACGTAACCTGTGTTTAACACCCTTTTTAGGATAGTGTGCAAACAGTGTTGCCGCAATTAACGCATAACAGACTTGCGGTGTTTCGAATATTTCGTTTGTAACTCTGTTTTGGCACAAATATTTTCCGCGCATTTGTTCCATAGCAACATATGTAAACTCTTCGTCACGTTGATGTTTTACAAAATTATTAATATAGTTCCACTCGTCTTGTGTGTATGCTTCGAGTAATTCGGGATCATAAAATCCACGGTTAATATTACCAACAACAATATCATAGATATGACAAGGTTCAAATTTACCGTAAACTTCTTTACGTAATCCGTAGTTAATAAGTCTACCAGCAACAAACTGATAGTTCGGTGTTTCTTCTGATATTAAATCCGCCGCCGCTTTGATTAAAGTTTCTTGTATGTCTTTAGTTGAGATACCATTATAGAATTGCAAGTGCGATTTAAGTTCAACTTGCGATGCACTTACACCTGTAATTCCTTCTGTTGCCCAAAATACAACTTTATGCATTTTCTCTAGGTTAAGGTCTTCTTTTTTACCAGTTCTTTTTGTTACTGTAATTGACATATTACCTCAATTGTTTTAGTGTCTGTTTATAATTATGACAAATTATAAGATCTCTATAAAAATAGACGGCTAGAGTTTAACCTTAAAATAAAAAAAGGCGAGGGGTTATTTAACCTTTTTAATATAAACGCTGAATACTATAACTTAGTGTAGCGGCTTGTCCTGCGTTAGAGGTTGTATATTTAACACTTACATCATTACTGCTTTGTGTTACAGAAAATACAATACCACTTGCTGTGTTTTCGGTATAGTCTTCACTGTAAACTAAACTAGCACTACCATCACTCACTATATTGATAACTCCCGATCTGTATATTCCATCTCTCTTTAGACTGTAGTTAACATTAAAGTTTGCTAAATTGTTTGTTGTGTGTTGGTTATCTAACGCAACAGTGAATATTGTTGTAGCAACCGAAGTATTATCTGCTAATGTAGCTGTCTTTCCCGAATCTATCGCTAATGTTCCTAATTGTATTTGTTTTCCATTGTCGAACGCTATACTAGGAACTTCATTTAAATATATTCTTTGATAACTCTCGTTATCTGTATCGTTGCGTTCAAACATATCACCAACCGATACGTTATCGGCAGTATCTATGTCGATAATGGTTGATGTTGGGTTTCCTAAGCCATTGAACTGATTACCTACGTCGTAGAAAATGTTATACGATGAAATATTCTTGCTTACACTTGCTATTTCGATTCCTTGACTATGGATATTATCAAATAAACACTGATGCACACGTGTTCCACTAGGCCCATCATG